CAGTGAGGCAGCACTGGCTGCCAGCCCGTCAATGTAAACGTGCTTCTCGCTCTTGTGGTCCGCTAGGCGGCTGTAGATGGCCGATGCCTCAAACAAGCTGCCACCTGGGCTGTTGATATGCAGGTCCAGCCGTTTGACTGACTTGGGCAGGTCGCCCAGTGACTTGGCAAACGCCTTGGCACTGACTTCGCCCATGTCTTCCCAGTCACCTATGGCTGCGAAGATGAGCACTTCGGCACTGGACGGTTCGTCACCTTCCATCCGAATCCGATACCACGGGTCACAGGTCGTCATCGTCGTCATCTCCTTCGGGTTCATCCTTGTATTTGTTACTTCTCATCGTTCGAATCTCCCGCTTAGGCCAGAGGCTAGTTCCACTGGCTGTTTCTTCTTTCGACGCTTGGGCTTGGCACTAGCCACGGGTGACTGCGGCGCACTGGGAGCAGCTGTCTGCTTCGATGGCTGCGCTGCTGGTTCTGGCGTGGCTTCTTCCATGCCTGGTGGCGGCAAGGCTGACACACCTGACCCACGACCTGTCAGTGGCCGATTGGGTGGGTAGATTAGCCCTGCGTCCTCAAATTCGCTCTGCTCCAAGGCTGACTGCCGAATGTTGTCACGGTAGTTGGACCCGTTCAGCTCGGACGCTTCACGCTCGATGGTAGAAAAGCCGCTTCGGACCTTCTGGTCGGCAGCTGCCACTTCCTTCGATGGGTCGAGACTGCCAGCACTACTACCCGTCCAGATGCACCGCGTCATGGCGCGCCTGACCAGCGGGTCATCCCAGTTGCCCTTGAAGCGCGTGATGATGCCTAGGCCGATGGCGTCAGCCATCCATTCCTCATATGTGGGCTGGCACAGGGTATCCACCGCCAGTGCCCGATACTTGCGGACCCGCTTCCAGAAGTCCAGCATCGCGCCACGGCTTGCGCTGTAGCTGCTGTTATACTGCTTGAGCAGGACTTCGTAGGGTATGCCCGTGGCTGACCCGACAAACTTCGCTATGGCAATCGTGAAGTCGCCAAACGTTGACTGAGGCTGGGTGGGATGGGCAAAGTTCACGGCATGACCTGGCCTCATGAAATTGACTATGCCTGGACCTAGCTGAACGTTGTACGGGTTCAGGTTCATGACCTGCTTCTTCTGGTCATCAGTCAGCAGTGAATCAAAGATGGTCGGGTCAGGAAACTCTGATGTAACAAAGGCAGTGAAATAGCTTTGTATGACTGCGCCTAGGACCGTGGCGTCAGTGTAACGTCCCATCTGCTTAAGCAGCTCCAAGCACACCGACAGGATGGGCACTCCACGCCTTTGCTCTGGCCGCTCTGGGCGCATCAGGAACACCATGTTCCTACGGCCAGTCAATGCCCCGTAAGGTTCGACACGGAAGGTCTGACCAGGCATGGCTCCTACATTGGCGTTGAGCGGCGGTATCAGCCAGCCTTGGTTGCCTACCGACAGCGGGTGGGTCGATGTGATGTGATAGGCTAGCAGCTCGCCATCCCACGACAGCTCCACGCCATTGAAGATGTTTTTGTTAGGGTCGAATACCAGCGGGTTACGAATCCTGTCGCCTTCCAGCACGCGCAACCGAAGGTCAAAGACCGTGTTGGGCCGCTGCTTGAGCGGGAACAGGACAGGGCAGTCACCCGACAGGAGCATCGACTGGAAAGCGATATGCTGGATAGTCTGGAAGGTATGCTTGGCTTCGTAGTCACACTCACGCGGGTCATTGGCCCACCACTCCCACTTGTCAGCGACTTCCTTGACCAGCTCGGCAGTAGCTGCCTCATCCAAGCCTAGGGCCTCACCGTCAATGGCGGGTGCTGGGAACAAGCCTTCACCGATGACATTGGTGTCAAGCGTCTCAATGGCCCCTGCTGCCAGCGGTATGCCCATGAAGGCATCACGTGACCGCTCCCGTAGGATTTGCTGGTTGAACCCGATGTCAGCGTCAGCATCGCCACCGCGCCAGAGCCATCCTATCAACTCATTCTTGGTCGTGTTCGCACCATAGTTGCCGTAACCCGTCCCACTGCCGTAGTAGCTGGTGTACCAGCTGTCTTGGAAGTTGGGTGCTCGGTCGGCACGTATGATCTTCCCAGCAAAATCGAACAGCGTCCCATCGGGCAGGTCCTTATGCCCGTTGCTCCCATTCCTGCGTTTGGCAAGGTCAGACGTCACGTGGTATGACCCTTCTAGCGGTATCGCGGCCAGTCAGCGACGTAGGCAGAGCATCCACGCCGCAGTAGTATTCGACCAGCTTCATCCAGTAATCCACTGCCGCACCCTGCTCGGCAGCTGACTTGTAGCGCACGTGACGGGACCCAACACCGTAGCCTTCCACGCCTGAGCTGGCAGCGTTCATTCCGTCCAAGGCGCGACGCAAGCCATCCTGTGCCCACGGGCAGGTGAACGGAACCAAAGCAGGGTCCGTGGCGGCATCTGCTTGCTCTGGCGTGACTGCTAACTCTGGCTGGTCAGGCATTTTGTGCGGACGGTAGGCAGACCGCAAATGTCGCAGTCAAGGGCTGGGAATTAAATACTCAGGAAAATGCTTGACCCCACCGTAGGTGTTATGCTTATATCGAATTCAATATAAGCATGACTACCAAGCCGATTCGTGTTACGCCCCAGCTGGCCGCGCAACAACGTGCGCGTGGCCGCCCAAGGCTGGAAACTCCCAATGTCCGCGTGGAATGCATGGTGCCGCAGGAAGTCTATGACAGGCTGGTAGCGGCAGAGCGTGCTGGCCTAGGGTATCGGACCCGCGTGGCAGCTAACGTGCTGTGCAACTGGGCAAATACGGGCGTTTGACAACGAAATGAGAGACGCTACCGTCATGCCTGCTTGTATTGTCATATCTAAGCTGGCGTCACCGAAAGGTTAAGGCATAATTGCTTGGTGGCGCCAGCCGCTTTTTGTAGCGGGATGGACAAGTCTGGTCTAAGTCGCCTGTCTCATAAGCAGGTCATCGTGGGTTCAAATCCTACTCCCGCTACCACATGCCTTTGTTGCTTGCCCCGAAGCCAGTGCTAGGTCCGCGACGTTCGGGCAGCTCACTCTTGAGCATTGACTGGGCACCGAAGGCAGTGGGCGGCTCATTGCTGGGTGGCGCGTCTGGCTCGGTGTCAGGCTTCATCGTCTCCAAGTTAATTCCAGAGAAGGGCAAGCACAGAGCACCCAGAGCGTAGTTGCGGCAGTCGAATGGCTCGTTGCGCTGGGACAGCCGCTTGACCCAGATGTAGGTGCGAAACCCGTTCTTGGCTTTGACTATGCGCCGCTCGGCAGTCAGACCCTTGAAATACTCTTGGTCATAGCCGCAGGCTGGCTCCCCATTTTTCTCCTTGGGGAAATGACAGAATCCCGCGCCAACGTCGCTGACTAACAGACGGTTGACGATCTCTTCCTTGCCAGCGTCCACGCCAAGTATCTGTAGCCTAGCGTTGTTAGACTTGGTCAGTATGCCAGCACCCTTGATGAACGGTTTGCCTAGGCCACCTTCGCCTTTGATGGAGATACACCGTGGCTGGCGCACCTTGGTGTAGCGATACACGAAGTCACTAGCATAGCCGCTGTCCACCGCGATGCGCTTAACACGCATACGCTTCTTGTCATGGGTCTTGAACACCCGATTGACCACGGCTTCGTCAAGCATCTTCCATACGTGGCTCTCGCGTGGGTCGCCATCTAGGTAGCCAAACTCGATGCCCCAGCTTTCCCTGCCCTTGCCCCAGCCAACGATCTCATAGGTCAGGGTCCGTTCGTGAACGTCCACGCCAGCCGTGAGGCATAACACGCCTACGGGCACTTGGCTGCGGTAGACTTCGCGCCTGTCCTTGTATAAGTCAGTCGTGACGCTCTGCCCCGTGTTTTCGAACAGCAAGCCTAGGCGCGTGTTGAGAAACGCCTTCATTGGCTCGATGTCACCCTCACGCTCGGCAGCATCTGCCCGCAGGTATTCGTCACGCAGAATCTCCCATTCCACCCAAGGGTTGTACAAGCCGCTAAGGTAGAAGCCACGCGTGGTCACTTTGTTGCCATCTTCGTCGAGTGGCCGATGAGCTATCCACTGGCCTTTGCCTGATACCCATTGCCACTTCGGGAAATGCTCGCCACAGGCAGAGCACCTATGCAAGCAGTCCTTCAAGCGGACCCGCCACCAGTCGAGTATCTGCGGGGTCTTGCACGCTGGGCAAGGCAGATACCAGTGTTCCTTGGTTGACTGCTCCATCTCGCGTTCCACGTGACTGATTCCTTTGATGCCTGGTGAACTGACTATGACTGCCTTACGGTTCCAGAAAGCACTGGTCCGCGCAACGGC